TTTGAAGGTATGAACGGACCAGAGGAAGAAATCCCAAACTATCTCAATTGGAGATGGAGCCAAACGCCAACCGTTGAGTCCGTGCTGCCGAACAGAAGTAGAATACAAGTATCACTAATCGGCACGTTGGACGGTTGACATGGCAGTTTTAACAGGCAGCGATGGTCAACTGAAATTTGACGGCAGCTCAGTCGGGAAATGTAGAGAGTGGAGCCTTAGTGTTACAAAGGACGTTTTAGAGGATACATGTATTGGAAGTTATGACCGAACGTATGTGGAAGGGTTGAGGGGTACGTCTGGGACAGCAACCGTTTTGTACGATCCAGCTAATCGCGTAGCAGCGGCGCTACTCAACTCTGTTTTTGATAACGGCAGAACAAGTGATTCCGTTGATTTTGTGCTGAATCGTCAGGAGGGCACAAGCATAAGTTGTAAGGGTTTTGTTACGAGCGTCAATCCAAGCGTCTCAGTTGGTTCGGTGCAGGCGGTATCAATTAGTTTTCAGATTAACGGAAAACCTGACGGTAACTTTTAATGGCTGTCCTTGGTACCGGTGGAAAGCTCCTCTTAAAACGAGCAGCGCCAGAACCATTCATTATTTCAGACTCTGCGCTGGATCCTGGCAATAATCTCTACACCGCGTGGCAGACAGGTTATTGGAACGGGGACCATGTAAGCGTTGATTGCCTGCCGACCTCAACCGGCCCATTCCCTCCTAACCCGGATGGATATGCGAGCTATTACGGCAGCAAGTGGTTTTTGGGACCGAACCGTACCCAGATCGCATCGAATGAGGATACGTTCTATAAAACAAACCTCGAAGAATATCCTGATGGAGATTTCGGAGATTCAGCACAATTTTACGCAAGAGCAGGTGATACCTCCGGCGGTGACGTTATACCTGCCTGTACAGCCGGAGAGTATTACATCCATATTGATTCCCTGGGTCGCGTAAGTTTTTACAATGACCGTTGTTCAGCTCTTGCTGGCTGTTTGGATAATCGAATCGACTTGTTTCCAGTTGGGGGAACAGTCACAGTTTCTCCATACGGCAACACTGAATATCTAAACGCTGTGTGGGATTGCGTTGCATCTGTAGGCGATTATCAATTCAGCGATGCCCAAGACACGGTTACGTTGATAAGCATTTGTGCCGATGCTCCTACTTATCAAGTGCCAGAAGGCAATCCAAATGATGAAACGTTTTTCTATAACAATGCAAACCTCCTACCAAGAAGTCCTGGGGGGCAGGTAGCGCCGTATTGGCAGCAGCTGTGCGACATAGCACAATGGAGTCTTGAGCTGAATGCTCCGAGTGTTGACACGACCTCAGTATCGGAGAAGTTTGGCAACGCGGTTAAATCGCTGGTCACTGGAGGCGGCTCTGCTGAATTTTTCATTGATCGGCGGTGCTACGACAACGAACACGACAACGGCCTTGCGCTGATGCAGCTTTTGCTGATGACTGAGAAAGGTTGCAGCGCGACAGCACAGTTCTGGATGATTGATCGAGATGGCGACTGCGGGGCCAACTGTGGGTCGATTGAGGGCGGTCTGTATTACCAAGCTGATGTTTTGGTCACTGCAAGCGCCGTGAATTTACGGCCTACAGAAATCGTCGCTGGCACGGTGCAATTCGTGACGACAGAGGATATCAAGCTGTTGGTATCATCACCGGGGTAGAAAATCGGTCTAGTGAAGTAGTGAACGGTCTCGGCTAGAATTTCTCTAAGTAGCAGCGGTGGCACAGCGTGGCAAGTTTAGAGTTTGCAGGCGATAGCGGTTCGCTTACCAATATTGATAGCACTCAAGGCGAGTTTCGCGATCAGTTAGCTGCTCTGACCGATATGGTCAAGCAAGTTGTTGGTGATGCTGCTGTCAGCCCTGGAGATACCGCACAAGCAGATCCATTAAATGCGCCTTTTACGTTATATGTGAACCCTTATACCGGCAGCGATGATTTTGTAGGAGGTTCATACAACGATTACGAAACAGGATCCGGCGCAGACTTACTAGCATCAAAACTAAAACGTTTAGAGAAACAACGACTTACATGTGGATTTAGCCCTCAAAGGCCATTCAAGACAATCAACCGGGCTGCCATTGAAGCAGCGATTATCACCAGCAAAAACTGGTACACAGACTATACAGATGCAGGCCAAGTCGATTGCGTCAGCATTGTATTAAGCCCCGGAGTTCATACTGTCTATAACGATCCAGGCAGTAGCAGCACCAGTCTCACGAGCTGGGGCGCATCCAAGACACCGACAATTTCGGAGCTAATTGAGTTTAACCCTGCAACCGTTGGCGGAGTTCTACTGCCTAGGGGCTGCTCTCTCTGCGGTTCGGACCTGAGAAAGATCACGCTGCGTCCTAGTTATGTCCCACCCGCTGCTGACGAAACATCAAACTACAGCAATCGACTAGGGCTACTAAAAATTACCGGAACTGGGTACTTTTTTGGTTTTACGATAATGGATAAGACGGGCCTTGCGGCCAGTCATCATCTATTAGACGGCTTTCATTTTGCAAGCAAGACTGAGCTGGATTCTTTCTACGCTAAATGTGAAGCCACTGTCGGCACTGGTGCTGACCTTTCCAGCACGTTAATCAATACGAGAAGCACAGAGTATAAAATTGTTGGTCCGATAGACATAACAGAAACTCCAACTTCAGCGTGGGATACAACAGCTAGTGCATCCCCATATATTTTCAATGTTTCAATTCGTTCCAACTACGGATTAGGTGGAGCGTTTATGGATGGCTCCAAGGTGGAAGGCTTGAAGTCAATGGTCTGTGCGAATTTTACGGGTGTTTCATTGCAAAAAGACATGTCATGTTGGCAGGTCTATAGCAGTGGCGCTTGGGCGAATCTAGTTAATAACTCGGCTGGATATGAAACTTACATCAACACATCTCCCAATGATGTAAGGATGGATCCAGATAGGCTCAGTCGGCACATCAGTGCGATTAATGATGCTGTAATCCAAGAAGTCTCAGTTTTTGCCATTGGACACGGGATTCACCACTTCACAGATTTAGGTGGAGAGGTAACAATTACCAACAGCAATTCGTCTTTTGGAGGTTGCAGTGCGCTGAGTAAAGGATACAAAAACTTTGCGTTCCCTCAAGATGAAAATTGGACAGTTGCAAATATAAACGTCCCGCTAAATCTTGGTGAAAAGACAAACAACATTCGCCGTATTTTCTTAGGTGTGGTTGCATCTGTCACCACAAATCAAATCACGTTAGAAAACGGTCTTGAGGTTACTAGCGAGAGCACAACAACACCTGCCATCCTGTATAAAGACGACTACAGCCTCAAATCTGGCACCCGTATTTGGGTAGAGAATCCTGTCGGTGATGACTGGCAAACATCGCTAACAGCATCGGCATGGTCTGAAGGCACACCAAAAGAAATCAACGTAAGCGGTGCTTTGACGGAATCAGACACAGGTACGCCAGTAAGCAATAACCCAGAAACTGGCGTCAGTCTTGCGGTCGGCAAACGAGTGTATGTCAGGCGACTCGCTGATACTCGTACTCCTGGTGAACGCCGCGTCTCGTTGCAACTGGCGAACACTTCCGACGCAAGAATCCCTGAGCAAAATTTTGTTATTCAGACGGATCCTGCACGAGCCGGTGGAGACATTTCAAGAGAGCTGACGAAAGCAGGCATCGAAACTCTTATTGTTGGCATCGCTGGCAAAGGCTCGGCTACTGGGGTTGCTACAGCGGCAGAAATCACGTTGAGTAGAGCTGCCCCAAATGTAAACTACATAGCCGGTGACTATTACCGAGTTGGAACGGTTGTCAAGCACAACAACAAGCATTACCAAGCTCTAAAAACTCAAACAGCATCAGGTTCCAACCCTGATTCAGATTCATGGGGCGAGATCTATGTCCACATGAGCGACGACTATCGGGCAGAAGATGACAGAAGATCTGCTGCCCCAATCTTGGTCTTAGATACTGATACGAGTTCCGATGCAAATAGCACAACGTTAGGCATCAATTGGACAACAGAATGGACTACTAACACTGAGGTTCGCACTCAATACGAATCAGCAACTGACTATCAGGGAGTCTCTGCGTTTCTAAAAGCGTTGGGATTTAGCACTGGTGACACGAGAAGCTCGCTGGTTCCAAGGGCAGAAGATGATCGGGAGTTGGACCCCAACAGCCAATTAACAGGAACCCCTAGCGGTGGAGCGGCAACAGGCTTAGGTAATTGGGCCGTTGAGTTTAGGCGTCCCAGTGTTTTGCGACTGTATGGACATGCCTGGGAATGGACAGGCTATCTAAATTACAGCAAGGCTCTACCTGCCGCACAAAAAACTCTAGGAGCGCAGAATAAATTTACCTACTACTTTACGAACGAATTTGGCGGTCGCGTTGTTCCTCAAGGCAGCAATGAAGAAGGGTTCAACGTTACACCCCGCGGGCTAGAGAATGTAGAAACCGGCGCAACTATATCTATTGAATCCATAGATAGTGCAACCATCGATGATTTTCAGACAACCGATTTTCCGAATGGGCTTTCTGCATCGAGCATCACGGTTGGTGATTTAACAGTCACTGGATCAGCTACATTCTCTAGTAGCTCACAAGGCACTACCGAAAAACTTGGCGTTGTGCAGCTAGCCGATGCAGTTTCGTTGCGTGAAGGTTCAACAATTACCGGCAACAACGATTCAGAGCTTGATGCTTCTATTAGTGCAGAGCCTGAAGTCGTCACGATCAAGGCGCTGAATTACTGGAAGAAAGAGAATGGCCTGCTCTCTGCCCCTTCCTCGGGTACGCAATTCATTTACGTTGATCCACTTAATGGAAACGATGTTACGACAGTTGAGGATGCACTTAATGCGCCACCTACGACAGCAAGCCAAGCTATTACACGGCTAGACATTGCGGCAGATTTTGTAGCAACACTATTTTCGCCTAGCGTCAACGTAGAATACCGCATTGGGCCTGGTCTTTACAGCCGAAAAAGATGCACGTTCACGACTAAAGCTAAAATTAGGGCATGGGATTACATCGCGGAGGGATACTTAAACGACGCCAAATTAGGCGGCTCAACACCGTTCCTTGGTGAAAATGGTGTAACTTATAGCAACTATACCGATCCAACAAAACAGCCAACTTTTCCTACAACCTTTGAAGCATCCCGCGTAAGGCAAAATCAAGATTCCTTGCTAATCAGAACAATACCTACTAGGCTTGATTTCGAGCAAGAAGGCATTGTAACAGGTGTTTCGTGGCTCGGTATTGTTGACACGATGTTGTCTACTTTTCCTGACAGTGACTATCCTACTCGGGCTGAGTATGGTTTAGCCGAGGTTCCTGTTAGCGAGTGGAGAACGCCAGCGACTAACACTCCTGACGAAGCATTGAATTATTTATTCCGTTCATTTGCCGCACGTAATTTTACTACCTCTGATACTGTGTACCTGATCTATGGAATGAGACAGGAAAATGCGATCACGTTTAGGGCTGGAGGAACGGTGCAGAATTGTGCGTTCGGGGCAATGCAGCCATGTGACCCATCTGTTGTAGGCGGGGTGGCAAATAAAAGATCCCTTATTGGGTTGTACTCAAGCAAAGAGGTCACCGCAGATGGAATCAGGTTATGTGGCAACGTAAAACTATCAGGTGGAAGTAATAGCGGCACTGTAGACGCGCCTGGCGGAGGTACTTACGATTTTGGCAAAATAAGATTTAGACAATCGGATATAGCTACTCCCGCAACTTATCGATTTACAGGACATTCAGTATCGGTATTCAGCTGTCAAAACGGTAATACAGTGTCACGGATTGTACTGGGTAGCAGAAACGAAAGAAGTAATGACGGCCTATTTTTCGATTCAAACCAACCCTGGAATAACTGGACTTTACTAAATAACAGCAACCAAGTTGCAACCAGCGATGGCACTGCCAGCAACGATGGATGGAAGACTATAGGCCCAGCTTTTAACCGTTTCGTTGATGGATTAGTGGATCGTATTGAGCCACATGGCAAAAGGCAATTCAATCAAACGAACATAACAAATGTCCCCGGATCAACCGTTAGCGGAGGTTTTGAAGGTAAGTTTGGAAAATACAATGGCGCATATACCAACAATGATGGTGATGATACAAAATATACTCGCGGCATTGGATTCGCAGACTATGGAAAATTCACCACATACTCTGATGAAGGCCAGAATACCGAGTTTAATAGCTTTTTCCGCAAAGCCGGAAGTGGAGACATTCCCAGTCTCGCTGGTTATGTCCCATCGAATGTAGGCGAAGCCGGGCAGGACGATGATCGGACTACTAGTGTTGGCTTATGGTCAGAATTGAACATCAAACTGCGCGGATACAAGAAAGGATGCGACGTGACGACGGGTCGTATCATTGGAGAAGATGTTATTTTCTAATAGAGCAGCTAGCTAAAGTAACAGTGCGGCGAATGTCCGTGTTCTTTTGACTGAATAGTCATGGCAGTACAGCTGATTCTCAAAAACAGTAGCGTTGCAGATCGTCGTCCTACCGCAAACCAGCTAGGCAACGGCGAGATTTCTCTCAATTTCAATGCAGCTGGTGCATTTCTCTCGTGTCGTGACACGAACGGCGACATCCAGCAGGTTGGTGGCGTTCGTGTCAGTGAAACAGCGCCAGCCACGCCAGCAAGGCAGACGGCGTGGGTGAAACCCAGCACCCGTACTCTGAGTATTTATAGCGGCAGCAGCTGGATAGATATTGGAGCAGTCACCAGCGTCAATGGGCAGTCAGGCGTAGTCACACTGACAAAAGCTAATATCGGCCTAGGTAATGTTGATAACACGTCAGATCTAAATAAGCCCATTTCAACAGCTACGCAGAATGCGTTAAATACAAAAGCCGATCTGGTAGGCGGGAAGGTTCCCACGTCTCAACTGCCGTCGTTAGCAGTTTCTGAGTATCTCGGCCCTGCGGCTAACCAAGCGGCAATGCTGCTATTGAGCGGCGAAAGGGGAGATTGGTGCATAAGAACTGATTTATCATCAACGTTCGTCTTAATTTCTGATGGTGGGAGCAGCATTGGCGACTGGCAAGAACTCGCTACCCCCGCATCACCAGTTTCATCGGTTAATGGCTACACCGGAGCTGTTGTTCTAGGTGCCGCTGACGTTGGAGCGGCAACAACTGCGCAAGGGGCGTTGGCGGATTCAGCGTTACAACCGGGAGACAACATTTCAGAATTAACAAACGATGAAAATTACATAACATCAGCAGAGGTTCCCGTTCAATCAGTCAACACAAAAACTGGTGTTGTTGTTCTAGATGCGGCTGACGTTGGAGCGGTCAATCTGACGGGCGACAATATGACGGGTGACCTGACACTAGGCACCAGCAACATTGTGCTTAATGCAAGCAATGGCTCGGCAGAATTTGCTGGTTCCACTTATCGTTTTGGAACCTTCGACTCCACTAATGTCACTTCTGCTGATTCTGGTGCTGACATTAGATTAGGCACTTTGAGTCTAAAACGTAATGACACTGATGGCAATCCTATATTCAAAGGGTATAGCACAAGCGGCACTGTTATTAGTCGGATCTACGGTACTGGATCGGCTGAGTTTGCGGGCTCCGTATCAATCGGCGGCACCTTGCCTTCAGCGC